CGGAGTTCGACTGCTGGAACAGGGACTCTCACATCCATGGCGCTAACACCCATGCTCACGTGGAGAGCGACAAGGACGTCAAGGTGAGCGGTGATGAGGGTGTGGTCAAGACCTCGCTGGGTGCCATCGACGCAGGCACGTACCTCGAACCAGCCACTGAGAAGCAGTTGGAGAAGGACCCCAAGCACCCCGGCACCGAGGTCGAGATAAAGGCCCATGAGCGGTTGAGGAGGAACATAGTCAACATGTTCGAGGGAGATGCCTCGCTGGATGAGGACATCACCAACCTGTTCCCGTTCTCAGACAGAGACATAGAGCAGCACTTCAAACCCGGTCTCGCCAAGAACAAGGAACTTCTGGACCTAGTCAAGGCCAAGATAGGTGGTGACAGCGATGTCATCCTCACCAAGGAGGGCCTGATGAACCTCGTTGGCTACAACGAAGACATGACCCCGAAGTACGAATCCGGCCAGCACCCCATATTCGACGCATGGGCAAAACCTGAGGACCTGCTTGAACCTGACATCATGAAGAAGGTCTTCGAGGACATGGAGCACAGATTGGCCTTGTCGCAGAACGAGAAGAAAATCGGTAACGCGTACAAACCGATGAGAGTCGGGCTCAACGGGTGCCACCCAGATGACATCCCCGTCGAGGAGCGCAAGCACTGGCTCAAGGATGGCGACAAACTACGAGGTTGGTCTTGGCCCTTCTCCACATCCTTCACGCATAGAGGAGGACACGGAAGACAGGCTCAGACCTACAGGGACGTCGTGCATGACTTCCTCTCTCTCGATGGTGGCCGAACCTCTATGCTAGGTGACAGGAGCGAGGCTGAGGGTGGCATCATCCTACCCAACGGAAGAACCGTGGGAATGTTCGGCAGAATCCATCACAATCCCTTGGAAGCGAAGAAGAAGTCCAGTTTCAGCGCCCTAGACATACTCTCCAAGTTCGATGTCTCCTCGCACCTACTACCTGACAGCACTCACAAGGGACGCAACAGGAAGAACCGCTCCTCTGGTACCAAGTCCTCCTTCTCTCCCGGCATCATGAACGACGGACCTAGGTTGGAGTATGGAAACGCCAGTGGGGATGACTACATCATCGACCACAATTTTGGTCGAAACCTAAGCAGGTTCTTCGTCTCGAATCCCTACACAAGCGTTGGTGCGGAAGCAGGCGACATCGGTACTAGGGACCAAGCGGGATTGAAGCACAGAATAGGAATGTCAGCCTCCTACCCTGCTCACGACCCCTCACCTAGGTTGCATGCTGGTTACTTCGACGTCTACCAGAACCCCATGCTACGGACCTCTCAGAACATCAGCCATACGGACTTCCTCGCTGGTCTGGGTGATGCTGGTAGGAGCAGGAGCGACCAGATGGACTTGAACCTACCCGGTTCCATAGACAGGCTCATCACGCAGTATGGCGCTGAGGAATGGGCTCGCTCTCGGGAGGGCATGGACATTGACGAGGAGAGGAGGAAGGGACCTCGGACTCTCATTGGGCAAGTCGAAGGAGCAGGGCTAGATGACAGGTACGAAGCGCTGGAGGCCATACAAGACGAGTTGGATTACATCAACTCCTTCGATGGCTCAGAAAGAATGACTGTAGAGGATTTCAAGGAGCGGGAAGTGGGTAAGTTCGATGACCCGCAGAAGGTGCAGATGACACCCGAGGAGGCAGCGCTACCATACTCAGAGCGACCCACGGGCAAGCACCTACACGCCATGACCAGTCCAGAGGACTACCACAAACTCAGGCTCTCACGAGCCCAGTCGCAGAAGGACGAGTTGGAGGCTCAGATACAGAGAGCGGAGTACGAGAACCTCAAGGTAACAAGCATGTCGAAATTAGCCACATCTAGGTTCGACAGCAAGATGGCAGCCGATAAGCAAGCCATGATGAGGGTCGGCAAGGAGAAACTCATCCCCATGATAATGGAGCAGAACCCAGAAGCCTTCGACCCGAGCAACCCCGTTCAGATGATGCACAATCTCCAGAGGGTGTGGCAGGACTGCTATCGCTACCTCCTGCACTCTGATGACCACGAATACAAGACCAAGGGATACCACATGGACGCTGACAGGGAGACAGCGAGCGTGAACCAACTACTAGGCCAATCGCCCCATAAGGAACTAGCATCCGTGCTACAAGCGAGCAAGAACGAGTTGCATCCCAACATGAAGCCGGAGAAGGCCCTAGAGGTGCTAGGTCTACCAGTGCAGGAGGAGGGAGACCCGTATCACACTCACATGAAGAACTACCTAGACACTCTCTCTGGACCAGTGAAGGCAGCGACTCTCGGGCAGATTGCTACCATGGGGCTGAAACTACATCCCAAGATGGAGGGCATGTTCTCCGAGTTAGCAGGCAAGGACCTGCATACCCACATGGACAGCATGGTCAAGGATTTCCCCAAGAACAACTCAAAATCGGAGTTAGGCAAGACTGGCTACGAAAGGGCGAAGAGGGAGTTCCCTACCAACAACACGGCTTACAGAGCGCTGTCCAGCCTCCTGCGACTCGTGAATCCGAGAATCACGCAGAGGGAGGAGATGCAGAGTTTCGGTCTCTCCCATTTCATGCACAATCCCAAGGACCCCCTCCACCCACCTCCTCTGAACAAGAAGGGGGAGCCACAGAGGAAGGGAATGCAAGTGGACCTCAATAGGAACAAGAGCCTCGCAGGACACATAGTCACTTTCGATGAGAACCAATTGGAGCAACCGTTGCAGGACGTGGAGATGGGCAGCATAAAGAAACCAGCACTCGGCTTCATGGACGATGCCCCGATTCACTCACTCGATAGGATGAGCGGCAACACCGTGCACGACTCCGTGCTTGCAGCGTCGGAGGACTGGGGATACCAAGCAACACCGACGGTCGGCTTCGAGTTCGAGAACAGCAGGGTAGGAGGCACTCCAGTCCTAGGCACGAACCCCCAAGCGGGCAGATACCCTTCAGTGCCCACTCCTGTGCTAGAGCACTGGATTGGACCAGAGCAGACCCAGCAGATGCTCTCGTCCATACCGCCGGAGATGCAGCAGAACACCAATCCTCAGACATCCGTCACCATACCCGGTACCGGGCTGACACACGCGGACGACATGCTTGGCATATCCAAGGCGGAACTGCCCAAGGAAGTCCCTCTCATAGAGCCGTTGCACAGGGTCTTCGACGTGAAGGACCTGAACCAACTACGCGGCTTCACCGGGGAGTGGGTCGTCTCTATTCACAGGGAGGGTCAGAGGTGGAAAGTCAAGAGGAAGAGCAGCCACATCGAAATCTTCGACGAGGATGGGGAGAAGCAATCCACCTCAAGCAGCATGAGAGACGCACTGCGTTCCGTGTGCAAGAAGAACTACGTCATAGACGGAGTGCTGGATGGCAAGGACTTCCACATCAATGACATTCTGCACTACGACGATGGTGATGTCACTGACCTGACCACACGAGAGCGAGTCAAGTTGCTCAGAGGACAGTTCGAGAGTTACGACCCGGTACATGTCCCTAGCCCTTCCGACATCAGGGTGACTGACGAGGTCGGTCTGGAGAACGCAGTCAAGGAACTAAGCAAGGAATCGGATAAGATTCTGCTGAGAGACGCCAAGTCTACCTACATGAAGGGTGAGGAGAAGCATCCCAAGTGGGTGGTCATAGCGAAAGAAGACGTAGACCACCACGTGACGTTCGGCATGGAGATGGACAACGGGTCCTTCGTCCTTCACCTGCCGGAGGACTTAGTCAAGTACGAGATAGTGGATGGGCAACCATCGAACCCAATGGCAGCCATAGGCAGTCTCACTGACTCCAACTACTCATTGAGACTGGCTAAGAGCCTGCGACCTTACTGGGAGAACGCATTCCAAGAGATGCTCAAGGAGGACTTGGAACTGCCTGACGAGTTGAAGCCGGAGATGGACGAAGAGAGAATCGAGGAGGAGAGCGCAGGGATACTCAAGCCGAAGAAGGACAGGAACCTCATTCTGAAACCAAACCAACTACACAAGACGATGCTGCTGATAGAGAGGGCATTGGAGAAACTGGAGAAGAGCGGTGGGGTGAGCAACATGCACGGTCGTGGTCTCGGCATAGACGTGGGGGACGGAACCCAGAGCCCTAGGGGGCCAACGACATTGAATGCAGAGCAGAGCCTACCTGATTGGGACATGAAAAAGCGTCCTAAACAGGACATGGAGAAACCAGAGGATTATCCGGGCAGAGACCGAAAGAGAAAGAAGAATGAAGCGCAGTCCCCCGATTCTGATGAAAAAATGCTTAATCTATAGACCCGTAGCATTGAAGTAGTAAAGCAAGACGTGGTTGGAATTAGTGTGCTCGGAAAACAACTGTTCAGACGCAATGACGAACCCATCACCCTACTCAAGGGTGGGAATGACCTCATTGTCGCTGGTTACGCCAGCGTGGAAGTTGTAGACAAGCAAGGCGATGTAATAACAAAGGAGGCATTGAAGGACGCATTTCGGAAGTTCATGGAGAACCCGTCATACAGAAACGTCCAACTAGCGCACTCAAATATACAAGTTGGAGATGTAGTACCGAGTTACACAGATAATGAAGGGAGGTTGTGGAAAAGCGAAGTCGATGATGTCGGGATGTTTGTAGTAGTACAACTCAGAAACGACATCGAGAAAGCAAAAGAAGTCTCAGCAGAGATTAGAAAAGGCGTTCTCAGGGGATTCAGTATCGGCGGTCAGGCATTCAAGCGAGTCAGAAAATCGGACGCGAAGAGAGGCGACTACCAAGAGATAAGCAAACTGGAACTCCATGAAATAACCATTTGTGAAAAAGGCATCAATCCAGAAGCAACATTTAGCATACTCAAAGAAGACACGGAAGTGAATGAAATGACAGAAGAAGACAACAACGATATGACAAAACAACTGGGTGACGTCTTGACACGCCTAGAAGGAAGATTGGACGATATGGAGAAGGGCGAGAAGCCTGCTTTCCTAAAGGACAAAGAGGAAAAGGATGACGACAAAAAGGACATGGACAAGGACAAGAAGGACAAGTCCGAGCCTGTTGAGGGCGAAGTCGAAAAGTCCGATGAGTACTCGGATGTCATCACTTCCGACTACCTTAACTGGATGGAAGACACCCTAAAGAGCGCTGGTGTGGACACAGGAGCCGCAAGGGAGCATTTCGATAACATCGAGAAGCAGAACATGGGTTCAACACCAGAGGAGATTGGCGACGGAGCCAACTACTTCGGAGGACAGGTGAAGGGACGAGCACAGGAGGGTGGCAGACCATCTACTAACGCTATCTCCCGCACCACCGGAAGCGGAGGAAAAGTCGAGAAGTCCGACTTCATCAACCCCGCTCAACTCACCACGAGCGACGTCGAAGCCGCTTACGAAGTCTACAAGGCAGCAGCACTGGAGCAGGAGTTCAGGGGCAGCCTAGAGGAGAACTTCGCAGCACGCTACAGTCACGAGAGGACTGAGGAAATCTCCAAGGCAGAGGCAGCAGCATTCGACGCTCGCAGCCCACTAGCAGAGATACAGAAGTCCATTCAGGCACTGGCCGACCGCATTGACGGCATCGGTACACCTGCCGAGGTCGGAGAAGACATTACCAAGAGCGACGACGCTATCGCAGCAGTAGTCGTTCCAAGCACGGAGGATTTGGCGAAGATGTCATGGGATGAGGTTCATCACTTGGCAAACAAAGCCTTCACACCGGAGTGAGGACTCAGGAAAAAATAGGAGATGATGAAAAATGGCAAGAGATTACGTACGAACAGTAACAGACATGGAGCGCTACTACTATGGCGCCGGGAACGCAATGGGCTACTCATACACTGGTAGCGAACTACTCAAGGCAGACAGCCCAATGCTCTCATCGACCGCAGGGACCTACCAAGCCATCTACGGCAGGAAGGTCTGGTCGCAGTTGAACCAAGAGTTCAACGCATTCAGCATTATGCCCAAGAAGCCTTGGGACAGGTCTGGATGGAGAGTCATCACTGACAAGCCAAACAGCGGAGCACTACACGGTGGTGTTGCAGAGAACGCAACCCTGCCCGAGACTGTGAAGCCTACCTTCCAGCACATTGCTGCAAAGCCCAAGACTATCGCGCACACCTTCGATATGTCTGAGGTCGCAGTCT